GATGCGCCTCCTTGATATTTTCCTTGATTTGGAGGCCATCTAAGATTTTGTCCCGCATATAGCGGTCGAGGGGATATTGTTTACCGTTGAGGTGGAAGCTGCGAGGAATATCACCATTAAGAGAAATAGAATTGCGGCCAGATTCAGAATTGAGAGAATTGATAAGAGCTGGGATCGACGATTTACCGATGCCGAGAGACCCACGAGAGAATTCAGGATAGCGGCCAGCGAGACGTTCTGCGTTAGTTGTTCCGGTATATCCGTTTTGTTTAAGTGCGTTTTCATTAGTCATTCCTTTCGTAATATATTTGTTCATGTAACGGGCAACATGAGCGTCATTTTTTGGTGGTTGGATATCGAGGCGTTCCGGATTGCATTTGAGCAAGCCAGTTTCCGGGTCAGTCCAAGATTCAAAGATTTTGCGTTTTGTGTTTACGCGGTCTTTGGGGTCCCAAGAGGCACCCCAGAGGATAACGTGATAGTGAGGGCGTTCTTCATCGCCATATTCGCCTGCATAGAAGCAGCGAAGAGATTTAGGGGGGAAACGGCGGCGGAGGCGTTTCATAAAATTTTTAATTTCGCAAGGGGCCAATGTACCCATGGCGGAAGCGTAGTATTTGCCAGTATCGGGGTGTGTATACTGCAATGGAAGGTGGTCTTGATTGTAGGTGAGAGTGATGAATAAACAATGGTCATGCACCTGTGATTCGAGAACGAGACGGGCGGTTTTTTTATCCCGCCGATTTTGGCGGCAAAGGCGGCACTGCCCACATGGGACAGGGCCGCCAGTATGTTTGCCAGTAATCATGCGCGTGCAGAGGCCCAAGTTAGAACCTTCTGCCGAGACGTTGGCGCATTGGTTGGTATGAAGTAAACGATGATTTGCGGCGTTTGGTTGAGCCGCGGCGTTTAGATCGAGCACGAGAGCGATAAGCCATTTTAGAACCTCCTTTCTATTTATCAGTTCGGTTATAGGAGCGGCCCGCGGCTTTTCCGGATTTAAAGATATTCCGGAGTCCTCGGCCAGCGGGTCGAGTGACTTTAGAGTGCCAGTAATCTGGAACAGTGTAACGAAGAAAGTGTGCAATTTGGGCGATATCATTATCACCGAGGTCTTCTTCGTTGAACATACGGATAGCATCGCCTCTTTCATCATAAGCAATTTTGTGAAGGGGATTGGCCCCTTGTTTGTTACCCAATGGGGTGTCCATAGAAGCGATGGCGGCTTTAGCCTGGGCGAGAAGGGAATCGCCCTGGCCATCGATAGAATTGCCAGAGAAGCCCGGAGGGGTGCCGGGGGCGTTCATATGGCGAATTTGAGTACGAATATATTCGTTTTGTAATTCTTGATTTTGAACGGAAAGTTCGGCGGAGCGACCAGCTAACTCACGTTCAGCGCGGCCTGTGAAAGCAGTAGCGGCGCGGGTGATACCTTCACCGACTGCGCCGAGGTCAGGGCCGCTGTCAGAGCCGCCGATAGTGCCAGAAGCCATAGAGGGCTGGAAGCCACCACCGAAGCCGACAAGCGGGTGTAAACCCGCATTGCGCATTCCGGTGACGATATCAGAGGGCATCTGGCGAGCATTACGTTGGGCCTCGGAATATTGATCGCGGAGCATACCGCGTTGTTTGTTGGCGGAGACACCACCGCCACCGAAGATTCCACCGAGGCCGGATAGAAGAGAACCAGCAGCGGAAGCAGCTGAGACGAAGTCGAAGGGGGTTCCCGTAGGAGGCATCATGGCCATATTATTTATCTCCTAGGAACATAAAGGGTTCATTAGCACTGAACGGAAGAGGAAGCGTTGCGCCGCACCTTACGGGTGCCGAGGGATTTTCCAGCTTTTCGAGCGGCGAAAAGAACTTCACGGCGCGTTTGACGGCGGACGCAGGTAAGCGTTTGCTTGGGTAGTGTTGCTTTGAGATAGGCATTGAAGCCTCCTTTCGAGACACGGGTTGAGATTGGCGCTTGTGCGCCATAGTAGGTCACGGGGTGACGGGGGAGTGTGGTTTTGAGGGGAGAAAAGAAACGCAGATCGAGGTTTTGGTAGAGGGGTTTTTGAGTGGAGAAGCGGGGCAGGGGTCTAGCAATACGTGGGGTTAAAGTATTGCGCCCGCTGTACCGCCGAGTGGCGGTTTTTGTGTTTTTGGATGATCTGCTTTTTCTTCCCATACGTGACATGGTGTCACTTAGCACAGTACATGACAAGGCATTTTTGTACTGTGGCTAGAAATAATCCCCCGCCCAAGGGGGCGGGGGATCGAAAAACTACGCTACGCCAGCGTTGTGGGCGCGCTACGCTTCGTTTTTCGGGGTTTCAGCAGGGGGGATAGCTCCCGCCTCCTGAAGGTCTTTGTAGAGCGCCCTAAACTCTTCTTTTTTCTGTTTGAGTTTAGCGGCTTTTTCGTCGTCTTGCGCTTTAATGCGCTCTTTTTGTTTATCGACGAAGGATTGTTGGACTTCGCCGAAGCGAAGTTCATGAGGAGACATTGGATTGACGGAGTCGGTATCGATAGGATTATCGAAATCGACATCATCAGAGTCATATGCGTTTTCATCATAACGGGCCTGAACGGAATCAGGAGCTTTTTGATAACGCATGATACGGTGGCCGAGATCGAAGTCCCGAATTGCGGGAACGGCCACGAGAGAGATTGCGCTCGGGACTTCCATGCCGGCGCGGTTTAGACGGGGGGGGATATAGCGAGGGATTTGACGAACCTCGCCAGTTTTTTTATCCACAACCTCGGTGGATAAGTTGGGGTCGGAATTTACGATTTTATTTGACATTTTAGTCTCCTTATGGTTGGGGGGGTTACATTAAACGACCGGGCTGACGTTTGGCAACAGCGCGTTTAATAAAGAGTTTATGGTTGACCTTTGCCAACATTGTATCAGAGATGGTCTCCTTGGCTTGGAAAGGTCGGTCAGTGGCGTTACACGCCACGAACGTACCGTTAAGGGCAGGGGCAGAAGCAAAGATACGGCCCCAGTGCCAATCATTTAGAGTAGTACGGAATTCTCCGTGAACGGAGGAGAGCATTGTACGATAGTCTTCGTACATAGGATTCCAGCCGAAGGCACCTTCGGGGTCTGGATGGTTTGCAAACACTTCTTTGTTACGGACGATTTGATCGCCGAGAAATTGGAATTCAGGGAGAAGATAATCGTAGCGTGTTTTGCGAGTGAGGCGGCGCGGCATACCTTGCATATAAAGCGCCTTGGGCCGAACGACCATGAAGACATGGATATAACCATGTTCAGGAATAGCGCGGCGGAAGCGGTTGGCTTTAAGAACAGACATACCATGGCCAGCCATTTGACCTACGCCCTCGACAGAAGTGTCGTCGGTTGCGTTGGTAGATAAGACCTCGGAGAACTGCATACGAGCAGAGCCAGAGCCGAGGAATTCAGGAAGTTGGAGACGGCTATCGAGAATAGGAGCGCCGAATCGAGCGCGGACTTGTTCCCAATAACGTCCGCCAAAGATGTTATTAAATTCGAGAAAGCGTTGAACGGCAGAGGCCTCACGAAGATCACGAATATCAAAAGATGTGACTTCAGAGAGATCGGCGCGAATGTCAGGATAACCTGTAGAAGCTTCTTGCTTGATATACCAAGCAGAAGCGTCAGAAGACGCGTTAGGATAGCCTGTAGAGGCAGAGGTTGGATACGTAACGGGGCCAGTGCCATCAGTTTCGCGAACGGAAATGTTCGCAGAGGGATATGAAGGATAGGCAGCAAGTTTACCGATACCTTTAACAGGCGCATCGCCTGTAAGAGGAAGATAGACATCAGGGCCAAGCTGAGCGTTAGGGCGACAAGTAGTAAAATAGTCGCGTTTAAAGTTGGCCTTAACCATAGAAATATCAGTGATTGTATCAGGGCCATCTTCACCGCCTTTAAGAGAAACGGCGAGTTCAGGTTGTAATTGAGAATCACGGAAGTAAGTATTGAAGACAATGTTACGGCCACGGATGACTTTAGCATCATATTCAAGGCCAGCACCGTTGACAACGGGTGTGCCTGTTTCATCAGTGTAGTTAGTGGCCACATCGTAGAAGTCAGGGACAGAGCCGGGAGCATAGCCACCGGGAGGGATAACCATATAAGGGGCGACAGGTTCTTGGAGACCATCGTCGCCACCAGTCTGGAAGGTTTCAGCGTCTTCGTAAGTTAAGCGATCGGGAACGAAGAAAGCGAATGTATCGATGTCAACATCAGACATCGGAGGAGTAGCAAGAGGCATGGCGCGGATGAAGGCGCCAATATCATGATCGACAACGTCACCGGGGACAACGTCATAGCAACCGACAGGGACAAGATCGCCCATTTTGAAAGACATGGGTCGAGTGTGGGATAAATTAACGAGAGACTTTTTAGGCATTTTATTCTCCTTGTGAGAGTGAAGCGCGTTGAAGTGAGACAATTACAGATTGGCGCTGTTCAAACTGCATTTGTTTTTCTAAAGCCCAAGCACGTTCGCGGGGAAGGGCTTTATCATATGGATCTAACGTCCAAGTTTTAGGAATTTCCGGATTAGAGCGCGCGCGGACATACAAGTCCCGCAGGTCTTTTTCGTAGCTGCTAAGATGCGCCTCCTTGATATTTTCCTTGATTTGGAGGCCATCTAAGATTTTG